GCTTTCTCAGTCTTGATTTTAGCGAAGTATTCTTCGACTGGGATGACAACAAGGAGCAGCGCAACTTTATCAAGCACGGGGTACGGTTTCGCACTGCTGTCAAGGTTTTCTTTGATCCGCATAAGGTAGGTCGCGAAGACCTTGAGCACCCACCTGAAAGGCGTTATGACGTTTTAGGGATGGTCGGTAAAGTTCTCTTCGTCGTTTGCGCATACTATGAAGACACGAACACTGTAAGAATTATTTCTGCCCGCCGCGCTACCGTCCGTGAGAAAGAGAGGTATATCTATGGCGAGGATTTCGATGAAAGATATTAGTCCTGAGCTCACAGCCGAGGAGATCAGGGAGCTTGAACAGGCAGAACAGAAGCCCATCGTCTTTGATGACGATTGTCCTGAAATGACCGTCGCGCAGCTGCTCGAATTCAAGCCGTTTCGTCAGAAGAAGCAGCCTAAGCAAACCGTATCATTGAGGCTCTCCCCAACAACGCTGGATCTCGCAAAACGATACGGCAGCGGATATACCACATTCCTAAGTCGTTTGCTGGATGAAGCAATCAAGGACGAAGCACTGGTAAAGCGCTGTCTCTGAGGAATATGGCACGCTATAGTACCGGGTCGTCCTGAACACCACCCACCATGCGCTGAATATCACGCTCAGGAAAGCCACGATAATCAGCCCATAGATGAACAGGATAATCCTATCGTCTCTCCTGCGTTGTTTCTTGGTGTAATGCTTGCTCATCGGCATTGCATCCTCCTGTTTTCTCACAGAACGAGTAATCCACGGTCATCGTAGACGGAACCGGCGTTCTGGTCCTTCATGGCCCTGTCCAAAGCCATGACCAGCGCCACCGCGCCGTCCACCTTCTCCGTGGATTTCTCTTTGTCTATTTTCAGGTTGCCCGCCGGATCTGTGCGCACGAAGGCATTGTCCATGTTCCACCGGAGCACTGGGTGCCCGCCGTGATTGAGCTTTCGCTCGAGCACGATGCGCATCAACTCCTTCGTAGGCGGGCTCATGTCGCGGAAGCCTTGTCCGAAGGGCACCATCGTGAAGCCGTCGTCCTCCAGCTGCTGCACCATCATGGTGGCGTTCCACCGGTCGTAGGCGATCTCCCGGATGTTGAACCGCTCCCCCAGCTTCAGGATAAACTGCTCGATAAAGCCGTAGTGAACGACGTTACCCTCCGTCGTCTGGATGAAGCCCAGACGTTCCCACTTGTCATACATCACATGATCCCGCCGGACGCGCAGCTGCAGCGTATCCTCCGGGAGCCAGAAAAACGGCAGCACAATGTACTGCTCATCCTCATCCCTGGGCGGGAACACCAGCACCATGGCTGTAAGATCGCTAGTGCTGGAGAGGTCGAGCCCAGCATAGCAAGGACGACCCTCAAGGGCATACTCATCCACAACGCCGCCGCACTCGTCCCACCTATCCATGGGCATCCAGCGGACGGACTGCTTGACCCACTGATTCAGACGCAGCTGGCGGAACATATTCTCGTCGGCAGGCGTCTCCTGGGCCTTGCGGAAGGCGTCCCGCACTTTGTCAATAGTGATGGTCTTATCGAGAGACGGATTCGCACGGTACCAGTTGTGCTCGTCCGTCCAGTCAGCGTCATCCGGAAGGCCGAACAGGACCGGGTAGAACCGGGGATCGTCCTTCCTGCCCTCGATGATATCCAGTGCCTTCTGGTGGACCTCCCAGCAGATGCTGTTCCTGTCCGTGCCTGCCGTCGTAAGCAGAAACCACAGCGGCTGCTTTCGGGCGTCGCCGGAGCCCTGGGTCATAACATCGTAGAGGGCGCGGGTCGGCTGGGTGTGCAGTTCGTCGAAGATGCAGGCGCTGACGTTCAGGCCATGCTTGGTCGCCACCTCCGAAGATAACACCTGGTAAATGCTGCCGGTCGGCTGGTATACCATGCGCTTGGTGGAGGGTATGATCTTAATTCGCCTGCTGAGCGCCGGGGACTGCTTCACCATGTCCACGGCCACGTCAAAAACAATCGCGGCCTGCTGGCGGTCGCTGGCACAGGAGTAGACCTCCGCCCGCCACTCATCGTCATTGCAGAGCATGTTCAGCGCGATGGCCGCGCCGAGTTCACTCTTACCGTTCTTCTTGGGAATCTCGATATATGCCGTGTTGTACTGACGCATAGACGGATCCTCGTCCCGAACCGTACCGAACACATCCCGAACGACCTTTTCCTGCCAGGGCAGCAGCTTGAACGGTCTCCCATGAAATTCACCCTTTGTGTGCCGCAGGCACTCAATGAACTGCGTCACCCGGCGAGCCTTCGCTTCACTGAACATCCTGCCACCCGCCCTTCAGCACAGACTCCATTGGATCGTCCGTATCCGCCTTATCACCGGTATTGGCATAGAGTCGCGCCCGGCTGGACGGCGTCAAGCCGAACTCTGAGCAAAAGGACTGCATAATCTTCAGGTTTTGCATGGCGATGCTGACCTGGGGAACCTGCTGCACATAGCCACTGGGCGTTTTGAAGATGGTGCCATGCTGCGACAAGAACTCTTCCGCCTCGCGCCACCGTGCATAGGCCTGGCAATATCCCGCGAACGCCTCCAGGTCGTGCTCCGTCAGGATGCCCATTGCAATCAGGGAAGGAGCCAGACGCTGCCATTCCTGCTGAGCCTCGGGCATCAGCCAGTCAGGACATTCCACATTGACCTGCGGCGGCGTGGGTTCGTCCGTATTCAGCGGCCTGCGGCCCTTGCCGCGGTCGCCCTCCAGCACCTTCAGTGCCGTGGGCAGGGGCTTTCTCCCTCTGGTAGCCATCTGTCATCACCTCCGTTCTCGTTATTCTCATTTCAGTGTCTGCTGCTGTAGATGTAGGCCAGCGCAAACAAGCCAAACAGCGCCAGGATCGCCAGCAGCCACCTCCAACAGTCCACCAGGAACGTATCCACCAGGACTATTGCACTCATGATCTTTTGCTCAATGCTCATTTCCTCCAACCACCTCGTCATAGCTCAGCCTCTGTCCGTCTCGTAAAACAGTGACATTCTGATCGGGATACTCCATATGAAAGCGCTCCACGATGACCGTAGCGTACTTCGGATCAAGCTCCATCGTCCGGCAGATGCGGTCGGTCTGTTCGCAGGCCATGAGCGTGCTGCCACTGCCACCGAACAGATCCATAACGACGGCATTCGGGGCGCTGCTGTTCTTGATGGGGTAGGCCAGTAGCGGGATGGGCTTCATCGTCGGATGGTCCGCGCTTCGCTTGGGCTTGTCGAAATTCCATATCGTTGACTGCTTCCGGTCAGAGAACCACTTGTGCTTCCCGTTGGGGAGCCAGCCGAACAGCACGGGTTCATGCTGCCACTGATACGGCGAGCGCCCCAGCACCAGGCTGTTCTTCACCCATATGCACACGCCGCTGATGTGAAAGCCAGCCTCTTTGAAGGCCCGGCGGAAGTTGAGACCCTCCGTGTCCGCGTGGAAGATGTAGGCGCTGCCGCCCTCCGCCATGTGCGCCGCCATGTTCCTGAACGCGGCCAGCAGGAAGCTGAAAAACTGCTCGTCTGCCATGCTGTCGTTCTGGATCTTCTTCCCGTCAGCAGACTCATACGCCACATTGTACGGGGGGTCTGTCACGACAAGGTTGGCCTTCACGCTGTCCATAAGTACATCGACGGCCTCCCCGTCGGTGCTGTCCCCGCACATCATGCGGTGCCTGCCCAGTGTCCAGACGTCGCCGGGCCGCACATAGGGCTGCACTTCCTCCGGGTCGATGTCGCAGTCGTCGTCATGCACATCCTTGTCGTGCACCTTTGAGAACAGGTCGTCCACCTCGGCGGCATCAAAGCCGGTCGCGCCCAGGTCATAGCCGGACAGCTGCAGATCTTGCAGAAGGTCGGCCAGGGCCGTGGGCTCCCAGTCGCCGGTTGCTTTGTTGAGCGCGATGTTCAGCGCCTTTTCATCCTGCGGGTTCTCGATGTGCACCACAACGCAGTCCACTTCCGTCGCGCCTTCCGTCTTCAGCACCTTGTAGCGCTGATGCCCGCCGACGATGTTGCCGGTGACCTCGTTCCACACGATAGGATCAACGTAGCCAAAGTCATGCAGGCTCCGTTTAATCTTCTCGTAGGCAGGATCGCCGGGCTTCAGGTCTTTCCTGGGGTTGTACTTCGCCGGCTTCAACCGGTCAATCGGCATCCGCTGCATGTTCAGATTCGTATTCATGGCTCCTCCTTCGCCGTCCTTCAGGGCGGCTTTTTTGTGCCCAAGGGCTGCTGATACCCCCGGCCCCGAATTTGTCGGAATTTCACGCGTTGGTGGGGCGCGGTCTCCGGCGGGCACACCCAGAGATGCGGATCCCCCCTCCCGTATCGAAAACGACACGCCGCCTTATCGCAGACGACGCACTTTCGCAGAGCGAAGTGTGCCCCGGGCGGGCGGCGGCGGGCCCCGGCGGGCACACCCCGGGCGGGCGGCCCCGGCCCCGGCGGGCGGAACGGCCCCGGGCGGCACACCCCGGGCGGGCGGCGGTGGGCTCCGGGCAGGCACACCCCGGGCGGGCGGTGGTGGGCTCCGGGCGGGCACACCCCGGGCGGGCGAAACGGCCCCGGCGGACGGCCCGGCCCCGGCGGCGGCACACCCCGGGCGGGCGGAACGGCCCCGGCGGGCACACCCCGGGCGGGCGGCGGCGGGCCTCGGGCGGGCGGAACGGCCCCGGCGGGCACACCCCGGCGGCGGGCGGAACGGCCCCGGGCCGGGCCCGAAACCGGGCGGCTTCCTATATAGCGCGTTGAGGGCCCTGGCTTATCGCAAACGACGCAAAAAGTACGCGGTTTGTTATCTGGACTTTTCGGCCCGGCGGAGTGATGAATGTGCTCGCCGGGCGGGAAACCCGCCGGGCGGCCCGGGCGGGCGGGAAAAGCCGCCGCCGGAAGGAGGAGCCCCATGAAAAACCAGACCTTCGGCATCGAACTCGAAACCACCGGCATCGGGCGGGAAAGGACCGCCAAGGCTCTCGCAGCACACTTCGGAACGACCGCCGTCCACCGCGGGCGGCACTTGGACGATTGGGTGGTGCCCATGCCAGACGGGCGGCACTGGACGGTCGAGTCCGACGCCTCCATCAACGGGCACAGCCGCGGGCTGGACGCCGAGGTGGTCAGCCCGGTGTGCCGCTGGGACGACATCCCCATGGTGCAGGAGGTCGCCCGGGTCATCCGGGCGGCGGGCGGCAAGGCCGACGACTCCTGCGGCATCCACGTACACGTCGGGCTGGGCGAGCACACTCCCCAGAGCCTGCGGCGGCTGGTGAACATCGTCAACGCCAAGGAAGACCTCCTCACCCTCGCCTTGGGCATCTCCGCCTTCCGCCGCGGGCAGTGGTGCCGCCCGGTCGAGCCCGCCTTCCTCCGGGAGGTCAACCGGGTCAAGCCCACCTCGATGGAAGCCTTCGCCAAGGTCTGGTACACCTACAGCGACGGCTCCTACAGCGACTGGCGCAGGTGTGCGGGAACGCACTACGACCACAGCCGCTACCACCTGCTCAACCTCCACGCGGCCTTCTCGACCGAGCGGCCCGCCCACACCATCGAGTTCCGGGCCTTCAACGGCACACTCCACGCGGGCAAAATCAAGGCCTACATCCAGCTGTGCCTCGCCATCAGCCAGCAGGCCCTCGACACCAAGGCGGCGAGCCCGACCCGCCCGGACACCGACAACCCGAAGTACACCTTCCGCTGCTGGCTCCTCCGGCTGGGCTTCATCGGGGACGAGTTCGCCACCGCCCGGGAACACCTCACCAGCCTCCTGCCCGGAAACGCGGCATGGCGGCAGGGTGTACCCGCCTGATGATGGCCCGGCGGCTCCGGGCCGAAACCGGGTACAGCCACAGGCTGTGCCGGTCGCGGGAAGCCAAGGCTCCCAAATCAAATCGCGCAAAGCGCAAGGAGGAACACCCCATGAAAAAGCAGGCTATCGAGAAGATGTACACCGAGAAGGTCGCCGAGCTCCTGAATCAGGGCTGGCACATCAACACCACCACCATGCCCGGACATCAGGGCGAAGTCGCACACATCGACCTGACCGACGGCTCGGAAATCCGCCGGGCCCTCCTGTACCGGGAGATGGTCTGGGGCCACGAGCCCGGGGATTTCCACGGCGACCGGGTGGTCGTCATGGTCGGCAGGAACACCGACCGGCTGTGGCCCAGCTGGGACAGCACAGTCTGGAACAACCACCTCGAGGTTATCTCCGAAATCGAGTTCGCGATGGTACAGGACATCGACCGCTACCACCCGGACGGCTGGTTTGTGCCCATGGAGGAGGCGGGCGAAATCCAGCAGCTCCGAAATGCCCGGCGGCGGGCCCGGCGGGAACAGAACCGGCGGGTGTGCGGCGACGCTTACAAATCGGTCGCCCTCCGGTGGCTGAAGCGGACACAGCGAGGATTCAAATCCGCGAAGGTCACCGACGTCACGAAGGTCACCCGGGTGAACCGGATGCACTTTGACGAGGTCACCCCGGAGCTCCAGTGCTACGAAATTGAAGCCAAGGGCAAGACGTACACCCTGTGCCCGCCTCGCAAGAGGTAAGGCTTTCCAATCCTCGCCCGCCTGACGATGGCCCGGCGGCCCCGGGCCGAAACCGCACAGCTCCTGAATAGGCTGGGCGGTCGCGGGAAGCCAGCGGCACAGCCGCACACCTGAAGCTTCCAAATCTGACAGGGCACAGCCCGGAAAGGAACACACCATGATGACATTGCAGGGAGCCATAGCCTACGGAAAGCACATCGGAGTTCGCTGGTACATCCGGAATGACTGCGGGTGTATCGTCGGCGGAACCAAGACCCGGGAACAGGCTGAAACTATGAAGCGGCGCTTCGAAATAGAGGACCGCCGGAACCCCTTCACCCGCGGAACGACGCGCTTCGTAATCGAAGCGGTCGAGGACTAAAAGGAGGAACGCCCCGTGAAGAACACTGAATTCGACCTGCCCGCCTTCCTGCTGGGCAAGCTGTACGACCCGGAGGAAATCGCCTCCGGGTGGACGCTGGCCGACGCCATCAACCTCGCGGAGGACATCCGCAAATACGACGGCGAGGATTGCGACCCGCAGGAAATCTACGAAATCATGCTGGAGTTCGCCTGGCAGGATGCCGAGGACGCACAGCTTTGAAATAAAGATGCACCCTGGCACACATACCCGTTGACTTTACCGGGCGGCAGAGCGAACATCACGACGCCGCCCGGGAACCCGGCTGCGACCACCGGCACAGGCCGGTGACACACAGCTTCTGAATCGAAAAGGAGGTACACCCCATGCCCGGATTCACCTACACCATTCGCTTCCACCGCCGCGACCGCCGCGGTTGCCTTCCCGAGGAACAGGAGTACATCGTCCTTGCCGACGCTTGGGAATCCTTCAGGCTGTTCGCAGAGCTCGACAGCGCTGAAATGTACACGCGTATTGAACTGGTTGCCATCGACTGGGAAACCCGCGAAGAACACCCGGTTGCCAGTATGGACTTCGCGGAGCCGTACAGCTACTGAATCGCCCGCCTGATGATGGCCCGGCGGCCACGGGCCGAAACCGGACACAGCGTCCGGTCGCGGGAAGCCGGCGGCAGTGCCGCACCCACGAGAGCTTCCAAATACACACGCAGGAGGTAAACCATATGTGCATCATTTGTGCTTCGAGAATCAACGTCCGCCAGCCCGGCGAGGCCGCCATCCGCAGGATGTTCGCCAACAATCCCCACGGGGCCGGGTACATGTTCGCCCGCGACGGCAAGGTCCACATCCACAAGGGATACATGGACGTCGAGAGCTTTCTCGCTGACATCCGGGCCGAGCACTTCACCGCGAAGGACCCGGTGGTGTACCACTTCAGAATCAGCACGCAGGCAGGCGTCAACCCGCAGATGACGCATCCCTTCCCGCTCTCGAATCGGCGGGCGCACATGAAGGCGCTGGACGTCGACTGCCAGTGCGGCATCGCTCACAACGGCATCATCCGCCTGACCACTGACCCGACGAACCGGGAGTACAGCGATACGGCCCTCTTCATCACCGACTACCTTGCACGCATTATCCGCACTCCCGCCGACCTTCGAAATCGAGACACGCTCAGCCTGATACAGGCGCTGGCGGGTTCGAAGCTTGCCATTATGGATGCCAGCGGCTACATCGCCACGGTGGGCGACTTCATCAGCGACCACCGGCTGCTCTACAGCAACGGGAGCTTCATGGCCTGAGCCATGGCTCCCGGCTCCTGAATACACACCCGCCTGATGAGACTGACGGCACAGTCGAAACCCGGTGCGCCGGGTCGCGGGAGCCACCGCTTCTGAATCAAAACGAGCAATACACAAGGAGGAACGCAGTATGTTCACAGTAGCATGGAAGGAGACCCTTTCAAACGGCAGCCCGCCTATCCGCATGAAACAGTTCAGGACGGAGGATGCCCGGGCGGACTTTATCGACACACTGAGGGACAATGGCGTGAGCTTTCAAATCACCAGCATGAACAGCGCCGGTGATCCGGAGCTTCAGGATTTCAGGAAGGGCATGCGCGTAAAGATACACATTTCCCTTCACCGCGGCCTATGCGGTCAGGAGGGCACTGTGCTCAGGACCGTCAGGCGCTCCGGAATGGTTCTGGTCATGCTCGACAGCGGCACAGACTACTACGCATGGCCATGGAACCTGAAACAGCTTTAGACACTGTCAGACAATGCCACACAATACCCTGCGCCAGGACACAGACATCGCCGCCTGCGGGCGGCTTTTCTCGTCTTCCGGAGTTCGCCCGACATTCGCCCGTGTCAGGCTTTTGAATCGGCTGCGGGGGTTCTCCCGGGCAGGGCAGACAAGGCGGCACGTGGGGCAAATGTCGCGGCGACACGGACAAGAGAAAAGCGGCCAGCCTTGTGGGCTGAGCCGCTTCTGAATCTGTCTGGCTTTACCGCATCACGATGAAGCCGCGAGAGGTCGTCGTGCCGTCCGGATTCCTGCGGAACTGTATCAGCAGGTGACCGTCGGCGGTCTCGTACAGGGCCTGAAACGAATCAGGCCAAAGCTGTGTAATGCCCGGGCATCTGCTCATGGCATCCAGCCGGTAGGGCTCGAAATCTGCCCCGGGTTTCTCTTCACTCCACTGCTCGAAAATCTCTGTCAAGATGGGCATATCCTGTTCCCGGACGATGTCCATCGCTTCCGTTCCCGGCAGCTCTTTCAAATGCGATACCCCTTTCTCCGGGCGAAACATCGCCCACCAACTGACCGGCAGCGGGTTTTTCATGAATGCCTTCAAAGCCTCTGCTGTGCCGCAGGCATCACACACATAAATCCCGTCGGCTTCCCTGCTCAGCGCATTGGTGTAGATCGGCTCCTTCATGGTCTCCCGCCCGCAGCGCGGGCAGGGCATCCATTCTCCGGCAGCCTGCCGGGCTCTTAAATCAGCGAGGGCTCTCTCAATGCGCTCAGTCATTGGAGGCCACCTCCTTCCCGGACTCGACAGCAGGGGGCTCTGCCTCTGTAGTCGGCGCGGAGCTTTCGACAGCAGGCTCCGCAGCTGTGACGCGCTCGGCCTCCCGGCGCTCCCGGCGGATGGCGCTGTACTTGTCCTTGTAGTTTTGCATCTTCGAGCCGTTGGAGAAGGCACAGTAGCCGTGGAGGTGCTTCAGCAGAATATTCCGCTGCTCCTTCATTTCCGGGCCCTTGTAGCCCATCCGCTGCAGCCACATGTGCGCGGTGTACTTCTCGGCTTCCTCCTCAGGCTGGATGAGCTCGGGGAACACCCGTGTCGCCGCCAGCGCCATCTGCAGGATGCGGCCCTGCAGCCCGGCGAAGGTCGTCCACTTGGTGGGCTCGGTCTCGTAGAAGGGGAAGGTCAGGCTGAACTGTCCGTCTCTGAAATCGAAGCCCTTCAGCCCCAGCTCCCTGTGGTTGTCCAGCAGCGCTGTGAAATCCTCCGGCGTTGCGGGCAGCGCTTCCTTCAACGCCTCGATGAGCCCCATCGGAATGTGGATGGTGTCGCCGCCAGTCATCAGGTTCAAAATGTACTGGCGGGAGTAGAGGGTGTAGGTCAGGTTCCGCAGCTGCTCCACCGTGATATCCGGCGCGGGAATCGTGATGGTCTGCTCGTCGATGTCGCTCAGCATGGAAGCGGGAGCTTCAGAATCGGTGTCGCTGTTTGCGTCCCCGGTGGCGTCGGCAATCTCAGTGCCGTCGGCGACGGGCTCCCCGGTGTTTTCCTCCTCGGCGAGCTCAGTAGCGGGCTCCTCGACCGGCACTTCCTCTTCAACCGGCGCGTCCGCGCTCTCGGTCTGCGCCGCCGCGTCCTCGGTGATGTAGCCGTTGCGCAGCAGGAAACCCATCAGTGGGGTGAAATCGTCGCCGACGATGTTGCCGTCGCGGTCGACTGTGAAATCGCCGATCTCGTAGGCGTAGGTGGGAGTCCGCAGGTAGCGGGCCTCGGTGTGCAGCTCCTCGGCGATGGCCTTGGCCAGGGCCTTGCGGTCATTCGTGTTCGTCTGAATTGTCATGGTGCTTGCCTCCTTCGTGTGCGCAGTCTGGAATTTGCCGCCGCCATGCGGCCCCGCGCCTCAGGGTAGCGCCATATTCCCTCTTTCCGGGCCATAAGTCAACGGGTTATGTGGCTATGCGCAGGATAACTCTTTGAGTGGATATACACCATCCGTCAAGGCGCAATGTGCTTCTCGATAATCAAAATTCACCGAGCGAAATGCCCAGGGGATATGTTCGATATTCATTCTTTGGACAGCATACACTATACCACAGATAAACCCTCTCATTCACTCCCATTTCCTCTCATTTTGGAGGAAACAGGACTTTTTTCACGGATACATGACACCCCAGTCATTACCAGACGGGTCAACCGGCACAACAAAATGAAGCAGCGCGAATCCGTGCAGCCTGTGTATGTGCGACTCCGACAGGCTTATCGCCTCCGCGATCTCTGGCCAGGTCTTGTAGCACAGATAGCGCAGCTCCAGAATCAGGCGCTCATCCGGGTTTGCCATCGCGTTGATAGACACCCGCGCTGCCTTTTTCAGATCAATGAGCCTGTCGATATCCCTGTTGATCTCGTGTTCCAGGTCGATGATCTTGATGATAGTATCCTCCAGACGCTGCAGGTTCGGCGAGCTGCTGCGCGGCATGTCCGACACCAGCGATGTGGCCTTGGTGGACTCACTCCGCAGGCGCTCCACCTGCTCCAGCTTGCTGTCTATGGCGCGATCTACATAACGCACTTGTTCCAGGAATTCCTTTGCGTTCATGCCATGTCCCTCCTCCAGGGCATCATGCCCTTGTAATACTTGTAGGCGATGTGCCGCTGCAGCTCCTCCGGCAGCCCAGCCAGCTTAGTGTATTTCTGTTCGAGCTCTTTCTCAAACCTCCACACGGGCTTGTAGAACGGGCAGGCCGTGTAGCCGGGGCAGTTGCCGTCCCGACACGCACAGTTACCCGTGCGTGTCTTCACCTTCTTCAGGGCAAAACACTTCTCGTTCACGCTCACACCTCCAAGGCTTTTGAATCAATCCTTCATGGTCAGCACACGCGCATCCAGCGACCCGCGCCCGCCGCCGCGATTGTAGAACTTCACCAGCGCCAGGGCATGAGCCACATCCGAGGAGCCGCGCATCTGGCGCTTGGCCTCGTTCCGAATGTCCTCATAGCCCACGCACACCAGCTTCTTCCTGAATCGCTCGGGCGACACTTCCTCGCCGTACTCCGTGAGCAGCTCCGCTACACCGCCCAGCACATAGCTGGTCAGGCTCCATGCCGCGCCGCCCCAGGTCTCTCGAATCAGCGACAGCACAGCTTCATACTGCTGTGTTCCCAGCCTGGTGTACAGCTTGTAAGCCTTGGCCAGGGCGGCAATTGTATCCTGGGACGCGGTGCTGCTCCCGCAGGCAAGCTGCAGCCCCGCACGCTGGGTGCTCTCTCTGAAATCCACAGCCTCCTGGCTGTTGGAGATCAGCAACGCCCGCAGTCGTGCGCTGAACGCCACATCTCTGGACTCCCCCGTCTGTAATGCGAAAAGATATGCCTCGTCCTCATAGGCAAGGCCCCGGTACACCTTGCAGTCCACCAGGAAGCTGTTCATGCCGTTGATGCGCTTGAGGGCATTCAGGGTGTGCGCACCGTCAAACACATAGAACCTGCCGTCCCTGTGGCTGACCTTGATCACATTCACCAGGCGCGGGTCAAAGTTCTCTACGATGCGCTCCACAGCCTTTTCATCAATCGCCCGCTGATAGCTGGTATCGGTCATCAGCCAGGCAGCAGGCAGACGCATGTATTCGTAGCTGCACTTGGCGTCGCAGGCAATCTTGCCCGTCGCCGGGATCGGGACCTCGTTCATGGTCAGTTGTCCCTGGACGGGCTGTGAAATCATGTTCTTATTGAAGTTCCTCTGGGTGTGAATCACACTGCGGGCATTCCTGTTCTTGCGACTCATGGATTAGTCCTCCTTTTCCTGATCTTCGTCCTGGTCGTTTTCGTGCAACAGCTTCAAAGCGCTCTCGCAGGTGTTCATGATCAGCGCTTCGACCTTCTCCACGTTTTCAGGGGTGCGCATGTTCGGTCCAAACCACTTCATGGCTTCCCGCACATCAGCGAGATACCCATGCACCGCGAAATCCAGAAGGCCCTGCACTTGGCTGAACATCTCCGGCTTGTCCTCCGGCACAGAACCGATGTGGATGGGATGGCCCTTGTACACGGCCATGCCCTGCACAGGATAGGTCTCCACCGGCTCTGTAGTTTCGCTGGCCACCTTCGCAGCGCTCTTTGCGGCTTCTTCAACCTCGCGCTCACAATCCTTGCACAGCGGGGAGAAGGAAGTGCGGTCCGACGGCATGGAAAACACCGCCAGCGGCTTCTCCTGATGGCAGCGTTCACAAATACGGGTCTCTTCCGGCTTCATCTTCTTCACCACGTCCTCGTAGGCAGACTGTATTTTTTTCTTTCCCTTGCGCAGCTCATTCTTTGTGTCTTCGTCTGCGTTCTCAATGATCGTCTCCACCTTCTTCAGTGTCCTACCTGAGACACCGGCGAGCTTGCCCAGCTTATCCAGGGTTCGCCCCTTCTCGGGACCCTGGGGAAATATTTCACCAGGGTCTGCTTCGGCCTTCACACCGGCCCGCATGCGCTTCTCGGAGAGCTCCGCCACGGTGTCCTTCAGCTTCAGAGCCATCTCGCTGCGCTGAAAGCTGTTCAGATTCCTGCGGCCCAGTTGATTTCGCAGCATCCACAGCTTCACCTCGCTGCGGCTCTGGAATCGCTTTTCCTCCTGGGCAAAGGGGATGCCGTGCTCATGGCAGATGGCATAGCGGTTGTGCCCATCCACGATGCAGCCGTCCCACACCAATATCGGCATCTCGCAGCCGTTGGTGATGAGGCTCTCCTCCAGCATCTGTCTCTCCTCTACGCTCAGCGGCGGGATCAAGGCTTTGAACTCCTCGTCCACAGTCAGCGTCCACAGCTTCTTTTCAGTCATGAGAAACACTCCTCTCCAAATCGGCCTGTGCGATCACGGCCTTCACGTCGTCCACACTTTCCACGCGCCGCGCGATTCCTCCGGCGGCGTTGATCCTGTCCAGCGTCCGTTTCTGCAACGCCGTCAGCTTGCCGCCGGGCAGCTTCACCTCCAAGCCGAGGAAGCGGCCCTTGTAGCAGCAGATAATGTCCGGAATCCCGGAGGTGCCGTAAGGCCCGCCGTGTTCCTTCCAGAAAAAAACGTCGCTCCCCAGCGACGCGAGATAAATCTTGATGGCTATGACAATGTCCCTCTCCAGCATCACACAACCTCCTGAATCCGCGCCTTCACCGCTGCCAGCAGCGCGTTCTGATCGGCGGCTTTGTCACGCAACGCCCGCATGACCTGTTCGTCCATCGTGCCCTTCACCACCAGGTGGTGTATCACAACGGTGTCCTTCTGGCCCTGCCGCCACAGGCGGGCATTGGCCTGCTCGTACAGCTCCAGCGACCAGTTGAGCCCGAACCACACGATGGTGGAGCCTCCTCGCTGAAGGTTCAGCCCATGCCCGGTTGACGCTGGCTGTGTCACTGCGACGGCGATCCGGCCCGCATTCCAGTCCTCCATGTCCGCCGCCGTCTTCAGCTCTCGCACGCCCTTCGGATGCTCCGGACTGTACTTCCCAAAGCGCTCCTGAATCCGGCTGAGATCATGCTGGTAGCTGTACATCACCAGCACCGGCTTGCCGTTCGCCGCCTCAATCAGATCCTCCAGCGCATCCAGCTTCCGGTCGTGTATGATGCGCACATTATGGAACTCGTCGTAGCACGCACCGTTGGCCAGCTGCAGCAGCTTCCCGGCCAGCGTTGCTGCGTTCAGCGCCAGAATGTCGCCGTCCGCGTAGGGCAGCAGCATATCGCGCTCCATCTGCCGATACAGCTTTTCCTCCCGGGGCGACAGCTTCAGCTCCACAATGTTGTCGATGCGTTCCGGCATCTGTATGTGATCGCCGGCCTTCATGGACACGCATATGTCGCCAATGCGCTCATAGATCTCTTCCTCAGCGCCGGGCTTCAGCTCGTGCTTGTAGGGCAGCCAGCTGTTCGGCGTCGTAAAGAACATATCGATGTAGGAGCGCATCGTCCGGCCCAGTCTTTGTCCCTTGTCCAGCAGGAATACCTGTGGCCACAGATCCTCCAGCCCGTTGGGAGCCGGTGTACCTGTCAGTCCTACCACTCTGGTGAACTGTCCCAGCACGCGCTTCAGGGCAATGAACCGCTTGGCTTTGGAATTCTTGAAGGAGGACAGCTCGTCGATCACCAGCATGTCGAAGGGAAGCCTCCGCCCGGCGTAGTGCTTGACCAGCCATTCCACATTCTCCCTGTTGATGACGTACAGCTCCGCCCGCCGGGAAAGCGCAGCGACACGATCCTTTTCCGTTCCAATCACGCGCTCCATCCGTAGGCCCTTCAGATGCTCCCACTTGTCCAGCTCCGCGATCCATGTGTCCCGCGCAACGCGCAGCGGCGCGACGATCAGGACGCGGCTCACCTCAAAGCTGTCATACAGCAGGTGTGAAATAGCCGTCAGCGCGATCACCGTCTTGCCCAGGCCGCAGTCCAGGAAGAGGGCGCACTGGGGCTTTTCCTCCACGAAGTCTACACAAAACTGCTGGTAGCTGTGCAGGTCCTTCTCGGTCAGCAACGTCTTTTCACTTCCAAGCAAACAACCACCTCCTTATGGCACACAAAAACCCAGATACCTTATGACCCAGCATCCTTCCGTGGTAGCACACCGAACTTTGCAGCCTCATGGGGTATCCGGGTTGATATCAGTTTTCCCGTTCAGAGCGCCATGCATAGGCACACTTTGCTCTGCATTCATGTTGTTTCCCTCGCGCGCGTAGGTGCATACGCGCCCTTTTGCGTGTTTCCGTTCCCTTTTTCTTCTCTTTTTAGACACCTCCATATAGAAAAGAAGGAAACAAGGAAACAGGAACATTTTCCTACTTATTTACGTCAGCTTCTCCAAAGATGTTTTTATCTTTGTTGCTACCGCGTTTCCGCCACTGGTTGGAAACCGGCGCTGCGTTTCGTACCCCCAAAGAAACACAATCAAAACCATCAGACCTCGGGCTTCATGTCGCTTCGAATGTAGCACCGCTGCGGCCCATACGGCGGACGACGAATCGCGCCGTTCTTGTTGCCGGTGTACTTCTCCCAGCCGCCGATCTTCATCAGCATGCCGAAGATGTCGTAGGTGTCCGAGCGCCGGATCGCTGCCGGATCCCGACCAAAGCACTCAGCCCACACCTCCACAGCCGACACCGCCGTGCGTTTCACCGTACCCACGCGATTGCCTGCTGTGAGCATATCGCCCCGCAGGAAGGCGCGGCGTTCTGAAATGTCCATGCTATCCCAGTCCTCAGGCAACAGCGCGTTCAGGTACTCTGCGATCATGCCCTCGCGCACATCGGACTCCAACGCGGCCACCTGCTCCTGATTGGCCACAGCCTCCAGCTCTGTCGTCAGGTACAGCGGTTCACCCTCGCGATAGTAATGATAGGCCTCTGCCCACAGCTGGGGCACGACATCCTCCACCTCCCACGGACGGTGCGGCGCGTTGGTCGAGCAGGTCACCGGCCAGAACCGGCGGTTGCCGGTGATGTCCCGGAGGAACCCGTCGTTGTTGTTCGTGCTGCCCACGATGATGCACTGCCGGGGGTGGTCCTCCACGCTGTAGCCGTAGCTGTGCCTGAACTTGTCATCCTGACGGGTAATGAACGCCTTCACGGTCTCCACATCCACCTTCTTGAGCCCGGCCAGCTCACCCAGCTCCAGAATCCAATAGCCCTGCAGCTTCTCCGGCGCTGCCTTGTCCTTCATGTCGCCGATAGTCAGCGAATCCGAGAACCACTTCCCGCCCAGCTTGGCGAAGAAGGAGGACTTGCCCATGCCCTGCGGCCCCACCAGCACCACGACGCTGTCGAACTTCACTCCGGGCTCATACACGCGGGCGACGGCGGCGACCATCATCTTCCTGGCCACAGCGCGATTGTAAGCCGAATCATAGGCCCCGAGGTAATCCGTGAAGATGTGCTCCAACCGGGGTACGCCGTCCCACTCTGGCAGCGCTTCCAGATAGTCCCTGATGGGGTGGTAGGCGCGTTCCGCCGCCACAGCCAGCAGGATGCCCTTCAGCTTCGTGGGGGTGTAAAGCCCGTACACGCGCTCCAGGTATATCTGCAGCGATCCCAAATCCGACTCTGTCCACCCGGTCTTGATCTGCCTCCAGGGCAGCGTTGTGTTCCCGTCCTGGTCGTGCCGGATGTCTATGCCGCTGCGATGGATGTTGTAGGAGATATCCTTGAGACGCGGATCGTTGCGCAGAATCAAGGCAAGATTGCCCAGGGTGTCCTTCACATGACCTTGCTTGTCCACGACCAGCTCGGACTGCCAGTCATCGTTCGGCTCGTCGCCGGGATCATCTGCAAAATCGGCCTCGGCCTGCTCCATGCGCTCCTGCGCCAGCTGCTTCCTGGTGGCTTCGTCTTTGGAAGCGTACTCCCGCATCATGGCGATGGACTTCTGGTCGCTGTCGATTGTCGTGCCATCCTCGGTCCTGCTGCCGGGGGCGAACAGGTGCCATCGCACGAGGTCGAAGGCATTGCACAGCCTGCCGGAGCTGGGGTCAGTGGCATGGTGAGAGAAGGCAAACTTGTCGTCGTACACCACAAGGCCGCCCACGGATGTGCCGTTCACATAGGTGTACCGGCCATCCATGACAGTGGGCGTGTAGAACGAGGAGAGGATAGTCTCCAGCACATCGGTCATGCTGTGGGCGCGACAGAAAGCGCCGACGATACCCGTCTTGGTCAGCGGGTCCTCGGCCTTGGTCGCCGCGCTGTGCATCCGCTCCTCCACGGGCTGGGTGGTCGGCCACAGCGAGGTGTCCTTCCAGTCAGCGTAGCTTGCCAGCACCGCATCCGGATTGAGGAAAGGCGCATCCTCATACTTGAACACATAGTAGCCATCCTCCGGTGTGCTGGGCCAGTACATCAGGCGAGCTGGCTCAAAGGTGGTGGGGTCAAAGCGGGTCAGCGTCAGGTCGTTTGCAATGCGGCGGGCAACAGCGGCGTACTCGTCTGGCGTTACGGTTCTGGCCAGCGGGATGATGATGCGCAGGCGCATCTGCTCCGATGTGTGGCTGTGGGTAGAGTAAAGGGCATAGGCGTTGATGAACGTCATGTCCAGATCGTCCAGCAGGCCGGGATCCGCGTTGTCGGCGTCCAGGCACACGGCACACCGGTTGACCACCGAGGCGTTGTTCCGCTTGCCGCCCTTCAAATAGCCCGCGACGAACCCGCCGACGTCCTTGCAGCGGTTCTTGTCCTCTTTGTTCATGGCGGCGTACTCTGCCACCGTTTCCCGTGTGCGTGTCGTCGTGGAGAGCTTATCCAGCAATTCGCTCCACAGCATCTCTTTATTCTGCCAGTGCTTAGCCATGCGGCTCTTGCCCACGGCCACCAGCAGCTTCATATCATGGGTTACTTTCAAAAATATCCCTCCTGCTATCACCAGTCTTTGTGTATCAGAAAAGCACTATTTTACCCCTTGCGATAGGACGCGCACTCATACCCGTCAGCACGGAGAGGCAGGTCGCTGCACCAGTCCGGCGTCTCGCCCATGATCGCGCACGCCTCCTCTACCGAGCCTGTGCCCATGGGCATCTCCATGACGCACTCATCGTGGACGTGGAACACAATGCGGTATCCGTGGGCTTCCAGGTTCAGCAAGGCGTGTGCCAGCAGGTCGCGGGCAATGGCCTGCGTCACATTCTCGCAGGCTTTGCCTCCGAAAGTTTCCTGAACACCCAGCTGGCCGTTGGCCATTGGTGCGAGATACCCTATGCCATCGTTCCCGAAGCGATTGGTCACGGTGCGCGGGGACAGGTAGCACAGGTCGCGGCCAGACGGCAGCCGGATCAGCAGCTTCTCATCCCGCCAGTACAGCGCCACTTTTCCCACGTGTACCGATCCATGATTGCGAATCACACTTCGCATTCCGCGATCCATGGCGTTCCAGAAAGCCACAATGTGGGGATTGGCCTCACGCCATGCGTCCACCAGAGGCTGCATCTCATCCTCCGGCATCTTCGCGCCCATGTTTTTCAGCGCACCGACGCCGCCGCCATATCCGCAGCTCAGTGTGGCCTGCTTGCCCTTCTGCCGATACTCATAATTGGGATTGCCCTTCACGATACTCTCCTTCGGCACATGATACATGCGGGAAGCGGTCGCCTCGTAGATCTTTCCCGCGCCTCTGAACTCCTCCAGCACCCATTCCTCACCGGCCAGCCAGGCCAGCACGCGGGCCTCGATGGCACTAAAGTCAGCCACGATGAAGCGGCACCCATCTTTGGGAATGAGCGCTGTGCGAATCAGCTCCGAGAGTGTGTTGGGCACCGAGCCGAACAGCAGCTCCAGCTGCTCCGTATCCCCTGCCTTCACAATGGCCCCGGCCAGATCGAGGTCCTCCAGATGATTCTGAGGCAAATTCTGAACCTGCAACAGTCGTCCGGCCCATCTGCCGGTACGGTTCGCACCGTAGTATTGCAGCATCCCGTGGACGCGCCCATCCCGACACACACAGCGGGCAATGGTCTCGTACTTTTTGATGGAGGTCTTGGACAGCTCCAGCCGGAGGGACAGCAGCTCCGAAACCACGCCCTCCGTATTCACCGCTTTCTCCTGCACCAGCTTCTTGGCCAGGGATTCCATCGGCACATCCTGATCGGCAAGCCATGCCTTGAGCTGTGCCACGCTGCCGGGATTGTCCAGGCCGGTGATGTCCTTTGCCCGCTGATACGCGGCTTCGCTAAACTGCGAATCGACGGCCATTGCCTGTTTCACCAGCAGCTTATCCACGCGCACACCTCGGTCATTGATCAGCTGATCCAGCGCGTACAGCTCCCATTCCGATTCCGGCATGGGATGCACTTCGCAAGCTTTCCGAACGGCGCGCTCCGTCTCCACGTCCTGTGCATTGTACTGTTTGTACACCGCCCACTTGTCCGGCGCGTGCTCGGGAAGGTTCCGCGTCCTGCCGTTGTTCGCCTTGGTGGGCTTACAGGGCACAGAGAAGTACCGGATCAGGTCCTTGCCTTCCTCCATCTTCCTCTCGGTTGCGCCGAGGGCGACGGCAGCGTCCGCCAGTCGTGCTGGCATGGTCAGGTACGCCGCCATGACAGCCGTACACCGCCATTGATGCGGATCGAGCCAATGGCCGAGGTATTTGGATAAGCACACGCGCTCGAACTGCGCGTTGTAGGCAACCTTGATGATCCCTGGGCTCTCCAGGTCCGCCAGCACACTGTCCGGTAGGCGCTCGCCGCTTGCAAGATCTACGGTGTGCACCGGACCATCATCGTAGGCATAGGAGAAAAGAAGGATTTCAAACTCGTCGGAATCGACATACCGGTACACGCCGGTCTTGGGCAGCGGGACGGGACTGTATGTCTCAATGTCGATGCCGAGGATCGGCTTCAAATGGATCACCCCCTCATGACAGCTGCCCGCAGCATTGGCCACGGGCAGCATTGCGTTCGTCTGCATCGATCAGCATCGGTCAGTTCAGGAAATCCTCATCATCATCCACGTCCAGTGCGTCGAACTCATCCTCGGCACGCACACGGCTGGTCAGGGGTTCGCCATCGTTCCAGAACTGCACATTGCTCAGTCCGGCAGCCACGCCCTTGTTGCCGTTAACGTTGAAGGGATAGAAGTTGATGCTGGCCCGGACATAGCAGCCGGAGTACACACCCAGCGGATCGGTGATCGGGATGCGCTTGCGATCCACCACACCGGGTTTCTCCAGGCTGGTCGCGTTCACAAAGTAGGCGTCCTGATACGCTTCGTCCTCTTCGCGGTCCACGTCGCCGTCTCGCAGGGGCAGCTTCAGGTTCGGCGGGCGCTTGCCGCCCCACTTGCCGGAGATGCCGTTCTGGATGGCTTCGTCGATGGCCGCCTTGATCGCCCCAATGGTCTTGCTGTCCGACTTCGGGATGATGAGGGACATGGAATACTTGGGATCGGAGCCGTTGATGCTCTGCGGCTCGAAGATGTGTACGAAAGAAGCGCGGCACTTGCCAGTGATAACCTTGGTAGCCATAGTCGTTGTCCTTTCTCCCCACACAGGGGCATGTCGTTATTCTGCGAAATCGGAAGCTGTGCTCGAGATAGCCTGCCGGGGATCAGACACCGGCACCAGTGTGGGCGTACCCTCCGGCTTGTACACGAGCTTGCCCAGCACGTCCCGGAAAGCCTTCCTGCCCATACGCTTTTCCAGGTCGCCCACACCCAGCAGCGTGGTTTTGTAGATGTCCGTGTACCCGGCATCAGTACACGCCTTGATGACCTCGGCCTCGCTGGTGTACTTCCGGACGGTGCGTCCGGCCACCAGCTTGTAGCCTGCCCACTGCTTGCCCGCGACGGCCTGCTGAGTCGCAAAGGCCAGAAGGTCCTGCACCCAGTTGTTGAGCGCCTCAGCGACGGGCAACATGTCGGCGATCTCTTCATCGGTCAGCAGGTAGGGCTGCTTGAAGTCACGCTTGGCCAGCTGCATGAAATACTCGCTGCGGGCCCGGCAGGTGTGGCGGGCCTTGCACCAGCGGCAGTGTTCCCCGGCGCAGAACTCGCCCTCACCCTTCTGAGCCAGCAGCGCCCTCGGGTGCAGGTACTCGTCCGCCCACTTGATCAGATCATCCGCATTCATCTCGAAGGAGGAGATGTTCTGGAGCCGGGGCTGCACGATGGTCATGCGCACGGTCTTGATGTCATACAGCGGATCGAACTCCAGCAGAGCGCCCAGACCGTACAGCATGAGCTGGCTGTTGTGATCGGCGTTCACCCGGACGCCGCGCCCGCCCTTGAAGTCAATCACCTCGATCACGCCGTCCGCGATGGCGATGAAGTCGCCAGTCCCGAACCCGTCCGGTACATACTCACTGAAATCCAGGCGGTGCTCCACGGCAATATAGGGATCAGGGCAGGACAGACGGATTGCCTCGATGACTTCAATGCAGTGGTTGACATACACATCGGTGACTTCTTCGGCCTCATCCGAGTAGAAGTCGTTATCCCGGTGCTCGGCGTACTGACGCTCGATGACATCCCTCGTCATGTCGCCAAGATACCTGTGGAGCTTCAGCTCGCACAGTTCGTGAAGGAAAGTGCCCTCTTCGGCGTACACCGAGGGCTTGTCCTGGAACTGCGCCGACAACACTGCGCTGGGCGTACACTTGAGCCAGCGCTCCGAGGACGAGGGGCCAAGCTCCGAGTGCCCGCGTCCGCTGTGCTGAATCACCTGGTTGTTAGTCGCTGTCACAGCTTGGCCACCTCTTTCATGAGCGCCTCATACTTGTCCTCGGGCAGCTCCGTCAGCTTGGACACGCCAAAGCCCTTCAGAATCGCCTTGATCTGTGCCCGGTTCTCCGGCTTGGTGCGTTCCGCGACGAACGCCCGCACCTCCGTGATGGTGTACTTCTTCGCCGGCGGCGTGTTCGGCATTGGCTCGTTCACCACCGAAGCCTCAGCTTCGGCGACCCAATCGGGATCAACCACCGTCTTACCGGTGATTCCCGCCGCCTCGTTCTCGGCCTTCTTCGCAGCCAGCTGCTCCGCGCAGTCGTCCACCACGATCTGCATTGCCGCTGCCATCGCCTGCGCTTCGTCTGCCATTGCCTGCGCGTGGGCGGCGATGTCAGCCAGCATCTTCAAGCTCATTGTCATATTGAGAGTCCTCCTTCTTATTAATAGTTGTACTGTGCCAGCTCCCTGAGCTTATCGGCCATGTCGTCCTGCTCCCAGGGGAGGTTCAGATCAGTGCGTCCGAAATGGCCATACACGGAAACCAGGCTGTAGCTGGGCGTGTTCAGCTTCAGGCGCTTGATGATCGCAGAGGGTCTCAGATCGAACACACGCCACACCAGCTTCGCCAGCTCATCATCCGGCTTCATGCCCGTCCCAAAGGTGTTCACGGTGATGCCCACCGGGTGGCACACGCCAATGGCGTAAACGATGGAGACCTCACACTGGCTGCACAGCTTCGCGGCCACGAGGTTCCGGGCAATCCAGCGGGCAGCGTAAGCACCCGAACGATCCACCTTGCTGGCATCCTTACCGGAGAGTGCGCCGCCGCCGATGTGGGCGACGGGACCGTACTGGTCCACAGCCAGCTTGCGTCCGGTCAGACCGGTGTCAGCAGCGGGGCCGCCCACGACAAACCACCCGGAAGGATTCACCAACAGCTTGGAGGTCGGCTGCCACATGTCGGCCCGTCCCACAGCCTGATACACCACCTGTGTCACCAGGTCGCGGAGCTTGTCCTCCGGCGCGTTCGGCGCGTGCTGCGCCGACACGACGATGGTGTGGACATACACGCGGTCATCCTCATACTTCAGGGACACCTGCGCCTTGCCGTCCGCCCCCAGCCACGGGGTGTGTGCTGCTTCCTCATCCAGCAGACGGCAGATGCGCTGAGCGATGATGAAGGCTCTGGGCATCTTCGCGCTGGTTTCGTCGGTCGCGTAGCCAACCATAATACCCTGGTCGCCCGCACCCTGATCGCTGTCCGGATACCGTCCATCCACAGCGGCAGCGATGTCCGGGGACTGTTCGTGAACCGCCACGTCGATATTCAGATCGTCGTCCTCATTCTCGCACAGGTCCGCCCACTTGTAGCCGATCTGCTGGATCACGCCGAGCACGACCTTCTCATAATTCACGCTTGCGCGGGAGGTCACCTCACCCGCGACGGTGATGTTTCCCGCCGTCGCCATGAC